CGTTTTCTAATACCCAATACTTAACTAAGTTACTTCTATATGTTTGTGGTTTATCCCACCCACCTTCTAAAAAGTCTGTCAACGGAATAAAGTCAAACAAGTGTAATACACTATCAGTTGCGGCCTTACCATCTTTTCTATGTACTTGCTTCATAAGGTCTTGGAAGTCTTTGCTCATTACTTCACCATCTAGTACACAATCATATGGACTAGGCTTACGTTCTAGTACTGCTTCAATCTCTTTAATAATATGTGGAAAGTTATGAAACTGTTTACCATTACGACTAAACAATTCTACCTTGCCACTTTTGCATACTGCTAGTACTCTTACGCCATCTAGTTTAACTTCAATTTGCTTTTTGCCTACCATCTTCTTTTCGTGGTTAGCTGAGTCGTGTGCTAATGCACAAGTAAATGTAGGAATTGTATACTGTGGAAATTTCTTAGCAATTTTGTTTACAGTTTTTTCGCTACAGCCACAACGTAGATCTTTAATAAGTATCCTACGATAAAACATGTTCCATTGCTCAACTGTAGCAGTATCTTTACAAAGGATGATAGCATCACGTGCCGCATGTCCGGTTAAACTACGATTAACAAGTTTACGTGCAAGTTCTTTAAACACAGGCCAAGCAAGTCCTTGTCCGTCTTCTGTTGCTTCTGGTACTTGTTTAACACCAAATGTAACAAGTGGATCAAGTGCCATACGTACACCTTCAAAGAACTCATCTAGTCCTTCTTCCATTGCTTCTAGTATCACTTGTTCTTTTGCTAGTCGACTGTTGTCTGCTTCTAATTTTTCTATAATAGCCTGCGGTTGCGTTTTCATGTGTGCCTCATTAATTAATTATGTTACTATAATAGCATCAGTATATACTAATGTCAACCTCTTTTGGACAATAAAATTGGCATAGGTGCAAGGAATCGAACCCTGTCTTTCAGATTTGGAGTCTGACGTGCAACCATTAACACTTCACCCATAAAAAAAGCCCCCAATAAAATTAATTACTAGGGGCTTATTGAAATAACTTTTTTTACAAAGTCATGTCAAGACATACCCCCGGATGGTGGCCAACAAGTAATATATGTTGTGTTAGTCTGTGACATGTTAGTATTCCTTATTCCTTATTATGTATTTATAATACTATCTTCTATTATAAAAGTCAACCTCTTTTTTAGATTTTTTGTAATCTTGGGTCTGAACTTAGTATGTTCTTTTCAGCTCGTGGTCTAGACAGTGGTCTTTCCATCTGCTTTCGATGTATTGCTTTGTGTGCTAATTTCGTTTGGATCTTTTTGCGAGCCGCTTCGAAGTCTCTGTAATTCATAACACTCTCCCTTTTACAGTTAAGTGCGTTCCTTCGCTTAGTGCTACTTCCGGGCTTATTGCCTGAACGTATAGTTATTTAGCTCTAGATCGGTAGTCTTTTATTGCCGCTTTGATTGCATCTTCAGCAAGTACACTGCAATGTATTTTAACTGGCGGTAGTGCAAGTTCTTCTGCAAGGTCTATATTCTTTATTTCACCTGCTTTATCAAGTGTCATGCCTTTAACCATTGTAGTTAATAAACTTGAACTTGCTATTGCACTACCGCAACCGTAAGTTTTAAATTTTGCATCTTTAATGATTCCATCTTCTACTTCTATCTGTAGACGCATAACATCACCACAGGCAGGTGCTCCTACCATTCCTGTTCCTATGTTATCTTTACTGGGATCAAATGTTCCAACGTTGCGTGGGTTTTCGTAATGGTCCATTACTTTTTCTGAGTAAGCCATATAATAGTCTCGTAGTTATATTACATTTATTTATGACTTATTACTGATAAGGATCTAGATCAAGGTACTTACCCCATTCACTGTAGTAATGACGCATACCTACTTCATCATGGATAGTTCCGTTCTCGTGTCTACCATGTAGTATGTTACGTGCTTCAGTGCCTTCACGCATTGTTGTTCCTTGTCCTGCTACACCAATTAGGTCTTCGTGTAGGTTACGTCCGAACGGTCCCCATATGCTGTTGTGATGGTTGATGCGTGTGCGTCTTTCTTCTGGTGTGTCTTTGCGTAGTCCATAACCTCTAAACTCAATAAGAACTTTGTTAGGTCCTAATGGAGTTACTGAGTCACTTCTATATGCACTACCACGCAAGTTAAAGTTATAGCCTGGAAACAAGTCTACCATGTACCATTGGTTGGGTGGTAGATTAGGAAAACTTAATTCTCCTCTATCCTCAAAGCCATCATACTCTTCATAGTTTACAGTAAATGAACTTACATTTACATGTCCGTTATCAAACGGTATGTTCTTACGTGCAAAGTATTCATCGTTAAATCCACTTACTCTATTAAAGTAATGCATGAAGTCGTGATAGAACTCACTGTTCGTATCATGCCACAGTTTGTAGTTTGTATCTATTACTGCTTTATGATAATGAAACACTTCCATTTCTTCTGTATCAATAGCATCAGCAATACAATCAAATGCACCTGCCGTCCATTCTTCAACACTCTGTGTAGGATTAGGATCTAGTGTTACCCATACCATACCTCCGTGCTTTACTTCACAATGTAGTTGTGGTTCAACTGTTACAATAGGTGCTCCTAGTGTTCCACTAGGTGTCCAACTGCCATAGTTACGATATGCTCGAACACCATCGCCTGTGTTGTATGCAATAACATTAACACCTGCTATCTGTGTTGTTCGGTAGTCTAGTTTGTTATACATCTCTGAGATATGACACATAGGCACCCATACCTTTGAAAAGATACGTTCTTGCTCTTGTGCAAATATTTCTGGATCGTTATATGCTGTGCTACTAATTGATTCTACGTTTGGTTGTGCTAACCAATTCTTATGATTACGTGGTGGCATGTACTGCTCTCCTTATGATATATTTAAACTAATATAACACAGAAAAACAGTACTGTCTAATAGGTTGTACCTATTACGTAATAGTTGGCTCTGGGGGAAGGATTCGAACCTCCACGATAAATAATTTGCAGTAATCTATCACTCAATAAACAGTTGAGCGTGTCTACCATTTCACCACCCCAGATCATTCTTATATCTTGCCGATTTTTTCTAGTGCTGGAATCATACGTGTAATACCTATGCCTCCGCCTACTCTTTGGAAAAAGTCAAACTCTAAAAACTTTTCAAGTTCTGCTTCTACTCTTTCTTTGCCAAATAGTTTAAACAACAACTCTGCGTACTCTCCGTCTACAATACTGTGGAATGTATCACGCATCATATCAACATCACATGAGCGTTCTGCTGACCCAATAGTTTCCATACCACCTAGTATAACGTCCATCTTCTTTGCTGTGTCGCCATCAGTATTTCTAGCCATATTCCAAAAAGGACTTGTTATCTCTGGGAAGTCTGTAATTAAACAACTACCAAAGTTTGCTTGCATTGCTATTTCGTGTTGTGCATCCATTTCAGTATCTGCACTTACACCCCAATGCTGTTGCCATTCTCTGTAAGTTTTTTCTGTTAGTGCATCAAAGCCTAAGTACTCACATAGTTCAATTTCCATTGCTTTCAGATCGTGTACATCGCCTGGCATCTCAAATTCAAACATTGGAAATATTATATCATGTCTTCCTGGAATTGCATTAGGCTCTTGTCTGTAGGAAGTGGAGACACAAAAAAACCCCTTACTATCGGGGCTACTTAATAATTCATGTTCTAACCACATCTGGCCAGTTTGCGGCAAGGGCCAAACCTGGCCTGCATAGTTGTATACTGCTACATTGAACGGATCTTCACATGCGGCAAGTATGCTTAGTCTGTTTTGGGTATGGACTTCTAGAAATCCTTTATCCAAAAAAAATGACCTTAAAAGGCCAACTGTGTTTGTAAATTTACTCGGGTTTATTAGTTGCGTCATTTCTTTTCCTTTTTTCAACCTAAAAAAAATTTGCTCAAAAAAAAATTGAGCCTGTTTAGTTCTTCGAGTTATTTATCATCTTTAATAATTTACGCCTGCGTAAAATGGTATGTTACGATTCTTAACATAATCACTTCCGCCAAGTTTAGGTAAGTCCATTATACATGCAACTGCTTTTATGTTTACTTCCAATTCATCACACATTTCAATGACTGCTTTTATAGTTCCACCAGTTGCCATTAGGTCATCTATAATAAGAACAGTATCGTTCTTTTCAAAACTATCTCGTTGCATTACTAGTTCGTTAGATCCGTACTCTAAGTCATACTGGCGGCTAATAGTATCGCCAGGCAACTTCCCCGGCTTACGTGCAAGCACAAGCGGTCCTCTTGTCCTGTGTGCAAACACACTTGCAAAAATAAACCCACGAGCATCAATACCAATAATCTTATCAACTGGGCAGTACTTTAATAGATTACTGTATATAAAGTTATTGGCTAGTGCAAACCCTTGTGGACTTGCACATAGGCTTGCTGTACATTTAAAATCAATACCGTCTTTAGGAAAGTCTATGTAACTCTTAATATATTCTCTCATTTAATAACTCTGTGCTAGGCGCCACATCAAATACTCTTTTGATTCAATTGGCGGATATTTAGGCGCTTCGTGAAAACGCAGATTATTAACAATAGTACCCGGTGTAGGATCTACAAAGTGTGGCATACTATATCGAGTTTGATCGATATGGCTGTTTACAACTCTATGTTTAGTTGATTTGAAATAGTCATTAGTCCAACGCTGTAGCAAGTCTCCAATGTTACATACTACACTGTCGTTAGCATAAGGTACTGCATGCCATGTTCCTTTAAGGTCTTGTACTTCAAGTCCTGGAACGTCATTGATTTGCCAAAGTAGTGTAATAGTGCCGTAGTCACTGTGTTCTCCTATTCGCATTTGTTTTTGTTCTAGTTCGCCTTGGTAGGCTGGATAGTGTATAACTCTAGTTGTGTTAAATGGTGTTAGGTGTGCATCAACTAACGTAGAGCCTGTATTTAAGATAGTATCAAATTTTTCAAGTATACGAAGTGTAAGTCTATCAGCAATGTCGATACTTTGTAATGCAGTTGACTTAAATCCGCTTAGTTCATTAGGCCAAAGATGATCTGGCATACGTGTATTATTATAATTAAAACTTTCTTTGATATCTTTTGGAGCAGTAGGATCTACGTTTTCATCGCCTACCATACTGTATCCTAAATTAGTATCACCTTCGTATGGATACTTCATTTTAGTTTCCATATCTAATTCAAAGAAACTTTTCATTTCAGTAAACCAACAATTTATATCAGTTTGTTCTGTTGTATTTAGAGCATTTGTAAACACGGCGAAGCCTACAGTTGTGTAGGCCTCGTCTATGCGATCCAAAGCGTCTTGTGCTTGTAAATCAATTACTGGGATCATTTAGTTAACCCGGAAACCTAGAGTCGATACCTTCGACATAAAACATCATTGAGTCTAGTTGCTCACGAGTTGCTACTTCGCCGTCAGCAAGCCACGGTGTCCCGTCTTGCTTATTGATAGGACCAGTAAAGCCAAAGTAAGTGCCAGCCGTAATAGCATCTTTTACTTCTTGTGCTTTTGCTCTAACATCATCTGGCATATTAGTAAATGGAGCCATTTGAACTGAACCATCGTTCATGTGTCCAAAGTAACAACCATCTGGTCCATCACAACCAGTTGTCCATGTGCCTTCTAGTACCTGTCTTACCTTTTCAATATAGTAAGGACCCCAGTTGTCAATAGTTGCTGTCAACTGTGCTTTAGGAGCAAATACAATTTGATCACTTGCTTGACCAAATCCGTGCTTGCCTAATCCTTCTGCCGCCTGCATTGGTGATGGTGAGTCAGTATGCTGTGCTAAGATATCACAACCTTGTGATAGTAATGCTTTTGCCGCATCTGATTCTTTACCTGGATCATACCAAGTATTAACCCAAACAACATCAATGTCTACATTAGGATTCATAGACTTTGCACCTAAATAAAACGTATTGATTTCACGGATAACTTCTGGAATTGGAAACGCTCCAATATAGCAGATTTTATCTGTCTTGGTCATTAAACCAGCAATTACACCTTGTACGTGTCTTGCTTGATACAACCGTAGTCCGTAGTTTGCCATGTTTGGTGCAGTCTTATACCCTGTTGCATGTTCAAACTTTGTATTTGGAAACTCCTTAGCAACATTCATCATAGGATCCATGTAACCAAACGATGTTGCAAAAATAATATCTATAC